ATGCCGTGGCGCAACGAGACCCGCGCCGCTGACGAAGAGGCGGACCTCCCGCCCGGCCGTCAACTTCTCAAGCTGGCGACCGAGCCGACCGCCGCTGCGATTCGCGAGTTCTGCGAGCGCGTGGATCATGGCGGCGCGGCGCGTGGCGTGGACGCCCACTTGATCCTGTCGCAGATCGAAGCCGACGAGGCTGCTTATCTCACAGGCCGGGTCGCACTCGACGCCGCCGCGAGCGGCATGAAGTTTACTGCCACCTGTATTGCGGTCGCCAACGCCATTATCGAACACATCCAGATGGACTGCCTTCGCCAGAACCGGAAGGATGTCTTCAAGGGGCTGCTCAAGTCCCAACAGAACGCTTCCTCTCTGGTCACAAGCAAGAAACGCAAGGCCATCAAGGACATCATGATCGAACACGGGGTGGACCGCACGTTCACCCTGCAACAGCGCGTTCGCGCGGGGGCAAAGGCCCTCGAACTGTTCTGCGATGTGACCGGCCTGTTCGTTATCGAGAGCATCGCGCGCGGCACGAAGGTCATTCGACCGACCGAGGCCGTTCACCGTTGGCTCGAACAACAGCACGCCCGGTGCGAACTGTTAGAGCCGATGCATCTTCCGATGATCGTCCCGCCGCGCCGATGGACCACGCCGTTCCGTGGCGGCTACGTCACCAAGACGCCGGGTGCGCGCCTCGTGAAGCAGACCAACGCCGCCTATCACGAACATCTCCGCACAGTCGAAATGTCCGCCGTTTATTCGGCTGTAAACGCGATCCAATCGACGGCATGGCGAATCAACCGGCCGATCCTCGATGTCATCCGTGAGGTCTGGGACGGCGGCGGCGTGTTGGGCGGTCTACCCAATCGACAACCGCTCGATCTCCCGCCTCGTCCGCCCGAGTTCGCTCACGACGAACAGGTGAAAGCCCGCTGGAAGCGCGAGGCCGCCGACATCCACGACCTGAACTCGGCCAACCTGTCGAAGCGACTGGCGATTAGTCAGCGTCTATGGGTCGCGGAAAAGTTCGCTGACGAAGAGGCGATTTTCTTTCCGCATAGCGTGGACTTCCGAGGCCGCGTCTACCCGATCCCGTCCGCCGGTCCCAATCCGCAGGGCGACGACATCTGCAAGGCTCTGCTGACCTTCGCCGAAGGCCATCCGATCACCGACGCCGGAGCGGGTGCGCTCGCCATCCACATCGCCGGATTGTTCGGGGTCGATAAGGTCTCGCACGACGAACGAATGGCTTGGTTCTGGGCGAACGAGCATCTGGTTCTCGACAGTGCGAACAACCCTCTCGACGGCGCCCGCTTCTGGGCCGAAGCGGACAGCCCCTTCATGGCTCTGGCCGCTTGCATCGAATGGGCGGGCTACATCCGCGAGGGCGCCGATTTTATCAGCCACCTGCCAGTCAGCCTCGACGGTTCGAATAGCGGGCTACAGCATTTCAGTGCCATGCTCCGCGACCCTGTGGGGGCCAAGGCCGTCAACCTTGTGCCGGATGACCGGCCGCAGGACATCTATTCGGACGTGGCGGCGAAGGCTCAAGCCGTCGTCGATCAGGACGACGACCAAAGGGCAATCGCATGGCGAGGCGGACTGGTCACGCGCAAGGTCGCCAAGCGTCCCTGCATGACCTTCACCTATAGCGCGACCCGGTTCGGCATGACGGACATGATCTATCAGACGCTCCGCGAACTGGACGCCAACGGTCTGCCCCACCTTGGGACGGCCGACAACTACGCCTCGTCGCTCTACCTTTCCTACACCCTCTGGGATGCGATCTCGGACACGGTAGTCGCCGCCTCGACCGCCATGGCGTGGCTGCGCGAAGCGGCCAAGGTGATGACTGCCGCTGGTCAGCCGATTTGGTGGACGACACCGACCGGCCTTCCGGTCCTGCAAACCTACCCTCGCCGTCGCAAGGATCGGATGACGGTCTTTCACAAGAACAAGCGGCTTCAGATCAACCTTCAGCACAGTGCGCCCGGCATCGACGGTCAGCGTCAGGTCAACGGTATCAGCCCGAACTTCATCCACTCCATGGATGCGGCCCACCTCATGGCCGTCGCCAACGCCTGTCACGACGCGGGCATCTATGACCTGTCTGTGGTGCATGACAGTTTCGGGGTTCACGCCTGTCGCGTCTTCGAACTGCGCTCGATCCTGCGCGAGACGTTCGCCGATCAATACAGCGTGGATAGGCTGGCCATGCTGCGTGACGAACTGATCGCACAGCTACCGGGGGCTTACGCCGACAAGCTCCCACCGCTTCCGGCGATGGGCGACTTCGACATCAACGAGGTCCGCCGGTCGGATTATCTCTTCCACTAAATGCCTTGAGCCAATGAATGCATTCTAACTCCCTATTGAGAGACCGAAACATCCCATGATTTTTTCAGACCCCAATCTCGGCGACCGAGTTCGAAGCGCATCGACCGTCGCCGTCCTGCGTGAACCCGCCTTCCTTGTTCTGGACCGTGTGTCGAACCTCGACCCGGCGGATCAGATTCGCGCCACGTTCCTCGCCGCTGTCGCTATGGCGTTGGGCGCCGGGATCAATCCACACGAAGAGGTCACGCGCTCGCTCCGCATGATGTCAGATGCCGAGGCAGACCATACCGTCCACGTTCAGGCGATCCGCGACTACGCGGAAAATGAACTGCGCCGTTTCGTTTGATCCCCGATGTCGGTGTGATCGTCGGATTCGTGCGGCTGATGCAGTCGCCGGTCTCGCACTTCCTCATGCCCACAGACTTGGCGGACGAAGCGTCGGCTTGGCTCCTATCGCAAGAGATCGAGCATGAATGGAATGACCTCTACGTCATGGGCCTTCAACCCACCGGCGGGACAGTCATTTCAATCGCCGATGATTTCGGGGCCTTCGCATTCAGGATGTGGGGCGACGAGACGGTGATCGGGCCTTTGTCTTTCGACCGGCCACCTTCGCCTTGTTGCGGCAAGTCTCGCTGCACCAACGACGCTTCATGCCCCTGACATAGGGCCGCTCAAACGACGCTACGCACTGCGAGCAGATGAGCGTTTCAGTCGTCCCGTTCTCGACCGGCCTCCCGATATTTCTTCGGTATGCAGCTTTGGTCGCACAGGTTCGCGAACAGTAGCGCGAGTTCGACCGTGGGCTTTGATACCTGCTCCCGCACGTCGCGCAGATTCGGTTATGACCCCAATCCGCTCGCGGCGTTGAAGGCGTCACAGGCGCGCTTGCCCCAAGCAGTTCTTCGATCCTTTCGGCCCAACGGCCCTCACATTTCAGCATCGCGTATTTACCGCGAACGCTCCCCCAACCTCATTTCGAAAGGGCCTCGCATGAGCCGACCGAAGCCCTCTGCCTACGCGCAGACCCGACCGTTCCCCACAAACATCGCCGAGTTCCTTGAATACCTCGACTTCAAGTTCCCCGAGCAGGAGCCACGCGCTGGCGACACCCTCGACGCCATCATGTTCAAGGCGGGCCAACGCGCCGTCGCCCTCCAAATGCGCCGGGAGTTCGAAGCCTCCCTCAAACGTAAGGAGGTCTGACCATGTGCCTCGTCAAAAAGCCGAAGGTTGTCGCCGCACCGGCAGACAAAGAACCGGCCATCATCACCAACCCCTACCTCGACGGTCTGCCCGCGATTGAACGCGCCCGTGCTGGCGGCGTCCGCTCGCTGACGATCCCTCGCGGGGCATCTGGTTCGGCGTCGGTCGCTCCGACGACGCCGCGTTCGCCGACCATCCCCGCGCCTTCAACGGGCGGCGGATCGCCCACGGTTGATCCCGGCATGACCCTTTTGGCCAAGCTGCCCGGCACAGTCGGATTGCTCGCCCGCAAAGCCCTTTCGAAAGCGAAATAATCCCGCATGAAAACCGCAGCAGCGCGTTTCAGCGCGCTGTCTGCATCCCGTTCGACCGTCTTGGAGAACGCTCGCACCGCATCGCGCGTGACGATCCCCGGTCTGATCCCGCTTGAGGGACAGAACGAACACTACACCCCGACCCAACCCTACCAGAGCGTCGGCGCAGATGGCGTCCGCAGCCTGTCGGCTCGCCTTCTGATGACGCTGTTCCCGACCAATGTCGGGTTCTTCCGCCTGAACGTGGACGCCGCCGTGGCGCAGTTCACCGGCGAGGAAAAGAACGCGGTCGATGTCCAACTGGCGCAGTTCGCACAGTCGGCGAATAACCTTCTGGATGACCGCCGCGCCCGCGCCGTGTTGGCCGAAGTGCTTCGCCACCTTGTGATCGCGGGCAATGTCCTTCTGCACATTCCGCTCAAAGATACGCCGCGCATCTATCGCCTCGACCAGTATGTGGTGAAGCGCGATAGCCGTGGCGTCCCAACCCTCATCATCGCGCGTGAAAGCATCCACGTCTCGAACCTATCGGTTGAGACCCGGACGGCTGTCGGGCTGACCCTCGACCCGGACAAGCAAGACCAGACGGTCGATGTCTACACGGTCATCGAAAAGCGCGGCGAGAGCCACGCCCAATATCAAGAGATCAACGGCAAGCGCGTCCCCGGTTCGGAGAGCGAAACCCCGATTGAGAAGTCGGGCTGGCTGGCCCTCCGTTGGCTGGCGATCCCGGCCAACGACTACGGTCGCTCACACGTCACTGAATACATCGGCGACCTTCTGGCCCTTGAAGAACTGAACGAGTCGATGATCGCCTACACCGCGATCTCGTCGGACATAAAGTTCTTCGTCAAGCCGAACTCGGTCATCGACCTTGATGTGGTTGTGGGTTCGGAGCGCGGCTCTTTCCACACCGGCGACGCCGATGACATCACGGTCTTGAGCCTCGACAAACAGGCTGACTTTGTGATCGCCGAACGTCTGGCGTCCGCAATCGAAGCGCGCGTCGCCAAGGCATTCCTGATCCAACAGTTCCGCAACGCCGAGCGCGTGACGGCCGAAGAGATTCGGATGTCGTCAGAGGAATTGGAGAACACGCTGGGCGGCACTTACTCGGTGCTGTCGGCCGAACTGCAATACGCCGTCGCGACCCGCTACCTCTACATCGCAGAGCGCGAAGACCTGATCCCCACCCTTCCGGCCGGGATCAAGCCGAAGGTCATCACTGGCCTCGCCGCGCTGGGCGCCGCAGCCGAAGTGAATCGCGTTCGGACGTGGGCTTCGGATGTCATGGGATTGCTTGGCCAAGCCGAGTTCATCGCCAAGGTCGATACGACCGCGCTGATGAACAAGCTGGGTGTCGAGCATGGCGTGACAGACCTGCAAAGCCTTCTGAAATCACCAGAACAAATCGAAGCCGAGCAGCAACAGGCGATGATGGCGCAAGCCACTCACGCCGCTGCGCCGGGCTTCATGGACGCCGCGATGAAAGCCGCGTCGCAAGACCCTAACCAAGGAACTGAATGAGCCTCGAACTCCCGGTCAATGAGACCGCTTCGGAAACTCCGAACGACTATTCCAACCTTCCGGCTTCGGCCTTCCCGGCGGGCGTTGACCCCGCCACTTACGTTCAATCGCTCAACAAGGCCGAGCCGGAAACCCCTTCGAAACCTGAACGCCCTGCACACGTCCCCGAGAAATTCTGGGACGCCGACAAGGGCGAGGCCCGCTGGGAAGACATGGCCAAATCCTACGCCGAGCTTGAAGCCAAGCAGCGCGGGAAAGCCGAAGACCGGGCAAAGACCGACAGCCTGAAGATCGAACAGACCGAAGGCGAGACCCCGGCCGAAGACGCACCGAACCCGATCACGTCGGCGTTCGAAGGCTTCGCCAAGGTCTATGAAGAATCGCGAGGCCAACCCGGAGCCGACGACATCCAGAAGATTGTCGATCTCGGCGTCCCGCAAGGCATCGTGCAAAACTATCTGGCTGGGCTTGAAGCCCTCGCCCGTGAGCAGTTCTCAAACGCCTACGCCGCCGCTGGCGGGGAGGATCAGTTCAACGCCGCGATTGATTGGGCCAAGACCGGCCTGACCCCTGCGGAACAGGACAGCTACAACACTCTCGTCGAAAGCCAAGCGACCGCCCGTCAGGGTGTCGAATGGCTGATGTCGAAGTTCAATGCCGCGCGCCCTGCCGAAGGCTCTCTGATCGAGGCCGAAGCAAGCCCGGCATCCGGCGATGTCTTCCGCTCCAAGGCGGAAATGACCGCCGCTATCCAAGACCCTCGCTACAAGACGGACCCGGCGTATCGAAACGACGTGGCCCAGAAACTGTGGCGTTCGAATGCAGCGGGTTCCCTGCTGTAATCCAACCGTAAGACCACGCCCGCTCGTCCTATCGGGACTTGCTTGGTGGGGCCGCACAGTTCCCCGCGCACATAGGGAACTGACCGCCTTCGGGCGGGCGGCCGGTGCAAGCCCGGCCTAACCCCTTCTCCCAAATCAAAGCGGAACATCCGGCTGCGAAGAGGCCGGTTCCGACCGCACAACCTCACGCGCCAGCGGACTCCGATTGATCGACAGGAGCCAAAAACTCTCTCTCAATCAAGGAGCCTAATGGCTAACTCCATTCCCTCGCGTCCCGGTCTCAAGGCCGGTGGCACGCCCCTCGACCTCTTCCTCGACCTGTTCGCTGGCGAAGTCCTCTCCACCTACGAAGCCAAGACGCAGATGCGCGCGCTTCACCGCGTCGTGAATCTGAACGGCGGCAAGTCCTATCGCTACCCGGTCATGGGTCAGGCGACCGGTGGCTACCACACCCCCGGCACTGAGATCACCGGCGACCAAATCCAGCACGACGAAATCGTCGTGACCCCGGACGACAAGCTCGTCTCGTCGGTCTTCATCGCCGACATCGACGAAGCCCTGAACCACTATGAAGTTCGCTCGGCCTATGCCGACGAAATCGGTGGCTTCCTCGCGCGTCACTACGATGCGAACGTCATCCGCGCGATCATCAAGGCTGCTCGCGACGCGGGTAAGCTGGGCCAAGCTGGCGGCAACGTCACCAACACCGCACTCCTGACGGACGTGACCAAGCTCTTCGACTCGTTCGCTGAAGCCAAGAAGGTCATGGACCTAAAGAACGTCGATGTGGACACCAAGAAGCTCTACGGCATGGTCTCGACCCCGCAGTGGTATGCTCTGAAGCAGTCCGACAAGAACCTGAACCGTGACTACAACGGCGGCACGGCCGACGTTCGCAACATGGCTCTCACGACCATCGACGGCATCGAAATCCGCAAGTCGAATCTCGCACCGTTTGGCGTCAACCAATCGGCCACCGTTGGCATCCCGGCTCGCTACCAAGGCGACTACTCGAAGACTGTCGGCATCGTGTGGACTGAAGACGCGGCTGTCACGGCCGAGGTCCAGTCGGTCTCGATCCAGCACGACGAGCAAATCTCGAAGCAAGGCCACCTGATCGTCGGTCGCTACATGAGCGGCACGAACGTCCTGCGCGCCACCGATGCGGTCGAACTCCGCACCGGCGCCCCGACCTAATCCCGGTCAGGCACACACCGCACCAATGAAAGGGTCGCCCTCCGAAAGGGGGCGGCCCTTTTTTTCATCCTCGTTCCGAAAGGAGGCCGCGCCATGATGGCTGCGCCGCTCACGGAACTTGAGGCCGTGAACTCCATGCTGGCCGCTACCGGTCAAGCACCAGTCAACAGCTTCTCCGGCACGATCAGCGATCAAAACATCGCCCGTGGCCATCTGGCCAACGTCGTCCGCGAGGTCTGCTCGCACGGCTTCTCGTTCAATACCGACGAGAACTACGTTCTCACGCCCGACTTCGAAGGCGTCATCGCCATTCCGGCCGGGGCCATGTCCGTCAATCCGATGGACCCGCGCCAAAACCTCGTGCAGCGGCGTCACCCGACCCGCGAGACGATGTGCCTCTGGGACAAGGCGAACCTGACTTGGACGATCACCGAGCCGGTGAAGGTCCGCGTCCGTTGGTCCTACACCTATGAAGCCCTCCCCGAACTGGCCCGCGTCTTCGCCGCCGTTAAGGCCGGTCGCCTCTTCCTCGCCGATTACGTCGGCGACGCTCAACGCGAACGCTTCGCCCAAGAAGACGAGCAGCGCGCGTGGATCAATCTGCGCCGCGACCAGACCGCGATCTCCGACATCAACATCTTCGACAATCCGCGCGTCGGCCGAAAGCTGATCCGTGGCCGTCGTGTCTGGGGGTCTGAATGAGCCTGATGACCGGGGCTATCCCGGCTCTCATCGGCGGCGTCTCCCAGCAGTCCGACCTTGTTCGTTCGACCGATCAACTGGAAAGCCAACTCAACGGCTTCTCGTCCATCGCTGACGGTCTCGGCAAACGACCGCCGACCGAACGTGTCGCCCGGCTGATGGAGACGGCGCCCAACAACGTCTTCGTCCACACCATCAACCGCAACACCGAAGAGCAATACGTCGTCACGATCACCGACGAACGCCTCCGCGTCTTCGATAGTCAGACCGGCCAAGAGCGTCAGGTGAACGCTCCCGGCGGTTGGGGCTATCTGGAAGGGATCGCCGATTATGCGGGCGACCTGTCGATGTTCACAGTCGCCGACTACAGCTTCCTCGTGAACCGCAAAAAGGTCTGCGCCATGGGCGCGGTTGGCGACGACCAACAGCCCGACCAAGCCTACCAAATCTGGGTCAACCGCCACTACGGCACGGACTCGAACGGCGTCAAATTCGGACCCGGCGTTCCTTACCAGTATGAGCCGAACCCGTCTGGCGGCGTTCTAACCGGCACGGTCCAGCGTTCCGACAAGCTCCCCGAGACTGCACCTGAAGGCGCGATCTATCGCGTCCAAGGCGACGAAAGCTCCGGCTTCGTCAGCTACTATCTGCGTCGCAGCGGCGGCGTCTGGAAACAGTGCGTCATGCCGGGTCTGGTCAACGCCATCGACTACCGCACCATGCCCCACGCTCTGATCTCGGAAGCGGACGGCACGTTCACCTTCGCTCCGTTCTCGTGGGCGCCACGTCGTCTCGGCGACGAGGCGACCAACCCCACGCCGGGCTTCATCGGCCGCACGATCCAGAAGGTTTTCTTCTATCAGAACCGCCTGTCGTTCCTGTTCGACGAAGCCGTGGTCATGTCGGAATCCGGCATGTTCGGAAACTTCTGGCGGATGGATCAACTCGACTATCTGGACACCGACCGGATCGAAGTCGGGGCGACCTCGACGAAGGTGGCCAAGCTCTTCGACGCCGTGGCCCACAACGACGGCATCTTCCTGACTTCGGATCAAACACAGTTCTCGTTGACCAACGGCGAGATGGGTCTGACGACCGCCTCAATCGCGATGCGCCCGACGACGAACTACACCGTCAACACGGCGGCTGGCCTCGCGGCTCTCGGCTCCGAAATCTACTTCGCAGTCGAACGCTCCGGCTTCGCCAGCATCCGCGAATACACCCGCCTGTCTGGCACTGACGCGACCTCGGCCGCCGACGTGACAGCGCACTGCCCGACCTACATCCCCGCCGGGGTGCATGGCCTGATCGCAGCCGACGACCTGAACTCATTGTTCGTTCTAACGCATGGATCGGCTCAAAGCATTTTCGTCTATCAGTTCTATTGGAACTCGTCGGACGAGAAGGCGCAGTCGGCGTGGCATCGTTGGGACTTCGGGGGTGGGACGAAGATCGTATCGGGCGCCTACCTCAAAGGTGTCCTGTTCCTCGTCATGCAGCGCGCCGATGGCCTGTGGCTTGAGAAGATCAACCTTCAGTCGGGCGCGATCCCGGCCGAGACCTCCGCGCAAATTCACCTCGACCGTCGAACCACCATCACTGGCGAGTTCAACACGACCGAGAACCGGACCTATTTCACGCTCCCGTTCCGCCCCGCGAAAGACCGTTTCCAAATGGTCCGCACCGCAGGGTTCGGTGGGCGTCGGGAAACGCTGATCGACCCTTCGACCTACCATTGGCTCACGGACAACATCGTCAGTGTGCCGGGTTCGGAGATCATCGCGCCTGTCCTCGCGGGTGAGGGCTACACCTTCGCTTTCCAGTTCTCGAAACAGTTCGTCCGCCGATCCGATGGCGTCGCCGTCACGACGGGCCGACAGGTCATGCGATCCTTCACGGTGAACTATGCCGACACGGCCTATTTCAAGACGCTCGTCGCGCCCTATGGGTCAGACGATACCGTCGATGAAGTTGTGCCGACCAAGCTGGCGGATATGACCGGCCGCACCATCGGCGCCGGGCATTTCAAGCTGAACACGCCGACCTATGGGACCGGCCGATACCGCTTCATGGTGTTCGGCCAGAACCAGTTGGCGCGCATCCGCATCGAGAACGACACGCCGTTCGCCTCCACCTTCATCAGCGCAGAGTGGGAAGCGACCTACAACAATCGCGCACGAGTCTGACCGCCTTCGGGCGGTCAGGCCCTACCACCAGTTCTGCAAAATGTAGGAGTGCAGTTCCGACGATGTTTCAGTCGAGATATCCGAGAACCGAGTGCCTTCACAAACCGCAGTCATGATCCTGTCGTTCACCGTGTCAGGTATCACCTGTTCGATCTCCAGCGTTGGCTGCATGCTGTAAATCGACTGGCCTGCATTCGAGTAGCCCGCCAAACTCATGCGCCTGTAAGTCCCGCCTCGGCAGTCTATTTCGACCCGCGACAAGGTGTAGGACGTGTTCTCTTGGTCCGGGCGGCGGAACGATTTGATGACCCAAACCTGCTTCCGCCCGCCAGTGTCGTTAACTCTGGAATAGTCTATTCCGGCCACGAAGCTGTCGCCTTGAGCGACGGGGCGCCATTCGCCAGCAGCCGCTGGTGTCGCCAATGCGACGCACCCGGCAACCAAAACCAACAACCGCATAAGCCCCTCCCGTTTCCGGTTTCATGCCATCACGGGGGCGCAGCAAGCAACTCATGATCGAATTTCACGACCTCGCCAATGTATCGGCCGAGCAAACACTCGCATGGCTGGAAGACATCTGCGCCGACCTTCGCCCCGGCGATTGGGACGAGATGAAAGCCACCAATCCCATGCTCAAGATGGGAGACCCTGACCCGCTGCATCTGCTCACGGTCAGCGTCATGCAGTCCGTTGACGGCTGGATCATCACCGACAGCGGCAAGGCCATCTGCGTCTTCGGCGCGGCTGACGGCGGGATCGTCTGGATGATCGGCGCGAATGGCATGGAAAGGCCGCGAGCAAAGCTGGCCATTGGCCGGGCCACCCCGAACTTCGTGGATCGCTGGCACCTCTTCTGGCCCCACCTTTCCAACTACATCGACGCCCGCAATCACCAGTCCATCCACTGGCTGCTCTGGGCCGGGTTCGAGATTGAACAAGTCGATCTCACCCACGGGCGCGAACGGCGCCCCTTCTACCTCATGTCTCATACAAGGGAGGGACCAACCCATCTGTGATCCGATCACGGTCATGACGACCCTCGCCGTCGTCTCCACCGCCACTCAAGTCATCGGCGAGATTCAGGCAGCAAAGACCCAGACCCGCGCCATCGACCAGCAGCTTGCACAACAGCAGCAGCAAATCGCCACGCAGCAGGTCGCCGAACTCAACGACCGCCAACGTCAGGCGCGTCGCGAACAGGCCCGCATCAAGGTCGCCGCCGGTCAGGCGGGACTAAATATCAGCGGAAGCGTGACCGACCTTCTGAACGATTCCGTCATGCAAAACGCGCTCGCCGCCGAGCGAACCAACCTCAATGCTGACAATCAGCAGAAAGCGGCCGCAGCCGAAGCGAACTCCATGTATTCCCGCATTTCTCGCCCCACCATTCTCGGTGCTGGCCTCCGCATCGCCCAAGCTGGCGTCGGCGGCTACTACCAAGGCAAGGGTATCAAGCTGTCACAAGACGCGGCTTCGAAAGGTCCGTCTCTGAATGGCTGATCTTTCCCGCAACAGCATCCGCCGCACCGCACAGGACCGCATCACGAACAACCGTGACGCCATCCTCCCGGTCAACCGCGAGACCCGTTCCGCAGACGTGCGGGTCACTGCCGATCTCCGTTCCGCCTTCCGTGGCGACGGCGGTCAGGCAGACGCCCTCCGTGACTTCTTCGGTCTCGCCCGCCAGAACGCAGCAGCCTTCTACGAAAACGACATCGCCGAACGCCGCGTTCAGGCGGAAGACGACTTCGCACAGGGCCAGACCGACGCCGCAACCGGCGGCGTCATGGACCCGGCCATGGCACAGTCGGTCGCCTACGAACGCGCATATCACTCGACCACAGCGGCGGCTCGCCAAACCAAGTTCGAGACCGAGACCGCGCAGGAAGTCGAACGCCGCATCAACAGCGGGGCGACGCCCGACGACATCGACGAATTCATGATGGAGCGGAACCGCGAGTTCATCGCCGAATCCGGCGACCTCTTCACCCAGCCCGACGTTCAGCGTCAGGTCGCGGGGCGTTTGATCCGCTGGACCGGCGATCTCGACACGCGCGCCAATGCGATGATGAAGGAGAAGACCGACAAGGAACTGCTGGACCTCACGGTCGGCAATGCGGTTTCCGGTCTACAGCGTGGCGAAGGTCTCGACCTCGCGGCCGAGCGCAGCCGTCTGACCGCAGCCGGTCTGAACGGCGACGCAGTGCAAGAGGCACTGGTGAACGGCGTCGTCGCTTACGCTCAAGAGACGGGCGACACGACCGTCCTGCAAAACCTCTTGGACGCTCGCGATCCGAACGACCCGGATGTGGTCGCCTTCAACAACACGATTGAGGGTCAGCCCCTTCCGCCGGTGCAAGCTCCGGCGCCCGCTGCACCTGCTCCGGCGCCCACCCGCCAAACCTATGCAGCCCCATTGGCTGACATGGGTCGCGTGACATCCGGCATGGGCGCCCGTCGCGCTCCACTGCCGGGAGCCTCGACCAATCATGGCGGCATCGACATCGCAGTCCCGGTCGGGACACCTGTCTCTGCCCCGGCGGATGGCGTGGTCGAAGTCGCTGGCGTCCGTGGACGCGGCGGCAAGACCCTCATCATCCGACATGCGGACGGTTCAACGACCGGCTTCGCACACCTCGACAACATCTCGGTCGAACCGGGCGACACCGTGACCCAAGGTCAGCAGGTGGCCGCATCTGGCAACACCGGCAACAGCACCGGGCCGCACCTGCACTGGACCTACCGCGACGCCAAAGGCGAGCGGAAAGACCCGCGCTCAATGGTCGGCTTCGAGACCCAAGCGATGGCTGCGGCTCCGGCTGAAACTGTCGAGACAGCATCGGCGGAAATCGAACCGGCTCGCCGTCCGCGACTGCCCGGCCGCTCACTTCTGAACCCGGCTCAACAGGTCCGCGTCCTCAATGCCATCGACAGCATCGAGGGTGACACCGAACGCAAGACCGAACAGGCGCGTCAGGCAACCAAGGACGAACTGACGATGGACCTGTGGTCCCGCGCCAGCCGTGGCGAAGACGTGTCGGACGCCATCGAACAGAACGTCCGCTCGGGTGTGCTGGAGCCGGGTGAAGGCATGACTATGAGCAACGCCTTCCGCTCGCTCCGTGACACCACCCTTGAAGGCGAAGCCGACGATGATTTGGTGCTGCGCTACGGCGAACGCTTCGCTGCGAACAACCCGAACTATGCGTCGATCACAGAACAGGCCGACCGCGACTATCGCGCCGGTCGTTTCGGAACTGGCCGCGCCGCTACCCGTGCCTACATCGAGGTTCGCACCCGTGCGGCCAGCGGATCACGCGGCGATGCGGGTCGCGATCCGGCCCAGCAGCAGATCGTCGGCAACGCCCGTGGCTATGTCTCGGGGTCTCTCCGATCCATGGTGACGCAAGGCGTCGGCGGCGCCGTTCCTCCGCACATGCTGCGGCTCGTGACCCAAGGGGAAAACGAGTTCGAACGCCGTCTCGCCAATGGGGAAGACCCCATGCAAGCCGCTGACGCCATCGTCCGAAACTATGGCGGCTTCCTCCGAAATGGCGGCGGCACAACCACTATCGCTGCGGTTCCCCCTCCGGGCGGGACAGGCAATGCGCGCGTCCCCGGCCAAACCGGCACCACCACGCAAGCCTCCGCACAACTTCAATACATCCCCGGCCAAGGACTCGTCCCGGCCCGATGAAAGGACTGAATGAGCATCACTGTTAGAGGCCCTGATGGGGCTGTCATCACCTTCCCTGACAACACCCCGCACAGCGTCATCGAACGTGAAATGGCCCGGCATTACGGGCAAGCTCAAGAACAACAACGGGACCGTCGCTCGGCGGCGGTCTCGCTGTCCGCGCCCAAAGACAAACGCTCGTTGGGCGAACGTCTTGGCGACGTGTTCTCGGACACATGGAATACCAACTTCATTGCCGAAGGTTGGCGAGCGGGTCTCGACGACACCGCTGATTACATCGACGCTTCGCAGCGGGGAGACACGCGAGCGGCTACCGACATCGCAGGTCGCCAGACCCTCAACCCCATCCGCCTTGCCTCAAGACTCTATAACTCGGTCGGCGTCCTGACCGACATGACTGACAAGACCCGCGACACTCGCCGTGCCGCAGACACCGCGATCTCTAACGAGCGTCAACGCCGTCAGGAATTCGCACGAGAGTCCGCCGCCGATCCTTTCTGGGAAGCTGAAGGCGGTTTGGTCGGCAAGGGTCTGCATGGCGGCGCCGCACTGCTTGGCGTCCTCGGTGGCTCGGCCGTCGATCCAACGTCCTACATCACCGGCGGCTCTTCGCTCTGGATGAAGGTCGGGATTCAAGGTTTGGTCGCCGGAGCGACGGATGTCCTATCGCAGACCGACGCCCTGTCGGCTGGCGTCCAAGACAATTACAGCGGCCTCCGCACCCTCGCGAGTGCTGGCGCGGGCGCGGCTTTCACGGGCGCCTTTGAAGGCGCCGGATCGCTGATCCGCCGCATTCGCAACAATGAGCCTCGACCTTCCATGGTCGAACTCGACCAAGCGATGCGCGATGAACTCGACCTGTCTGACAGCGTAAATCTGCCGATGTTGTCGCTCGACGACATGACGTTCCGCCCGGTTCAAAAGGGGCCGGTGTCCGCATTGCCGATGCGTGTGGAAGAGCCTCGCGCCAAGGGTCCGTCGTTCGAAGACCTTGAGGCCGAAGCCCGCACCGCCGGAGCGGACGCCAAGACCAAGGCAGATGAACGCTGGAACGGCGTCGATTGGGGACTGGCCGGTTCGCCGGAGCGCGCCAAAGCGGCGATGGCTCACCTCGACAGTCTGAAAAAGTTCGTCAAACCCGAGCAGGTGGACGCCTTTGTTCGCTGGCTCGGCAAGCAGGGCGACGAGATCGCGGACGGCCCCAGCCACTGGAACGCCGACGTGTTCGACTTCGACGAGTTGGTCAATGACCCGGACAGCTTCGAAGAACTGGCGAACGTCATGGGGCAAATCTTCAAGCCGCTCTACGACGCGGCCGGTGACGCGCCGAAGTCGTGGAAGTCGGTTCAAGATCGCCAGCAGACCTTCGGTCTCGCGACCTCCGATGTCGTGAAGGCTCACGCCGACATCACATCAGAATTCGGCGTCTCGTCCAAAATCCATGCGCTCGAAACGCTCGCTATGCAGCACGTCGATCACCTCGTGACGAAGGTCGCCGATGTCCGCGCCAAGATGGCCAACGGCAAGGCGACCGCGAACGACGTGTCCGATCTGGCCGCCCACCTACAGGCGACGCAGATGTTCGACGCGATGGCGGGCGGCGCGAAATCGGAAGTCGCTCGTGCGCTGAACATCATGAAGGCGACCAAGCATCGCGCGCGAACCTTCAACGACCTTCAGCAGTCCATCAACGACCTGTCCGACGCCATGGGCGGCGGAATGAAGGGCGATGAAATGGGCGACGCGCTGGACGCGCTCATGAAGGCGAACAAGACCGGCGGGGCCAAAGGCTTCAAAGACGAAGTTCGCAAGATGCGGGCGATGGGCTGGCAGGATTACCTCTCATACTACGTCGTCATGGGCTATCTCACGACGCCCGCGACTGCCGTCCGCAACGCCGTGGGTTCGGTGCTTCACGCCGGGCTATCGGTCGGCGAACGCTACGTCGCCGCCGGTGTGACGACGCCTCTGCGCCGGGCCTTCTCCGGTTCGAAGGCTTCGGTCGAGGGCGTCACCTTCCGCGAGGCCAACGCCTATGTGGCGGGCATCTATCAATCCTTCGCCGACGCCAGCCGTGCGGGCTTCCAAGCCTTCAAGACGGCGGCTCCTGTTCGAGACGGTGCATCGTCGCTTGGCGATGCAGCTTTCAATCAGCCGTTCCTCATCACCCCCCAACGAAAGGCGCGCTGGAAACAGAACCCTGTCCTGTCGATCCCCGACATGGCGGGCGCCGCGATCTTCTCGACCATCCGAACGCTGGGCCACCGCCCGTCTATCGCCATGGACGAGTTCGCCAAGGCAATGACCTACAAGATGCAGTTGAACGCACTCTCGGTGCGTGAGGCTTCGTATCGCTCGGCTCGTCTCAAGGGCGCCGATCAGGCCAAGGAGTTCAGCCGCGTCATGGACGCAGTTGCCAACCGTCCGTCGTCGGCCGCGATCTACCGCGCCAAGTCGGTTTTCGAACTGTCTGGCGAGACCTACGATCCGGCCAAGAACTACGGCAAGGATCAGACCCTCTACCAAGCGGCCGATGTGCTGGCGGCTGTCGATCTCCATGCGATGGCCGACGACTACGCACGACTAATGACCTTCCAGAACAGCGGCCCCACCCTGAAAAAGTGGGAACAGGCTTTGGGCCAACACCGTCTGTTCCGAGCCTTGTTTGTCCCGTTCCTGCGAACCCCGATCAATCTTGTTCGGGCTGGCATGTTCGACCGCAATCCGATCCTGTTCGCCGCCCTCGGCGAGAACCGGACGAAGTTCAAGAACTACACCGCCGCCCTTCGTGGGCTGGATCAGTCCCTTGAACGCGGCGGGGCCGAAGCCGATTTGGCGATGGCTCGCCTCGTGACTGGCATGGGCTTCATGGCGACGGCTGGCCTCTTGTTTGCGAACGGCGATCTCGTGGGCAAGCGATCCGCAGCGGAGGAAGAGGACGGCGTAAAATCGTATTCGATCCGGCTCGGCGGTCGCTGGTTTCAGTATCAGCAACTCTCGCCGGTGGCCGAAATGCTCGGCATCGTCGCAGACATGAGCCGCATCTTTAGGGACCACGACATCAACGACGACGACATGCTGCAAGGCATCGGCGGCGGCGTTCTCGCAGCCATCGTGAACAACATCGTCAACAAGGCGGCGTTGCAGGGCGTCGGTGATTTCTGGGACATGATCGACCCGTCATTCACGGCGGGTGACACTGACCGGGGCGAACGCTTCGGCAAGGAGGTCATGAAGAAGATCGGCTCGTCCGCTGTTCCGGCTGTTGTCCGAAACCTCGCCCAGACCCAAGACCCGGTTATGCGCGACGCGAGCGGTTTGCTCGAACATCTCGCGGCCAATATCCCGACCCTCTCGCAATCCTTGCCCGAGCGTCGCGACTGGCTCGGTCTTCCGGTCATCCGCAAGGATAAGGACGACGGCCTGTTCGAGGGCGTGGTCCAGCCGACCCGCGTCAGCCAGACAGTTGAAGACATCGTGCGCCGCGAGGTCTCGGCTCTCTCGACTGCCGACCCGGAACTCCGAATGGCCCAACGCCCGCCGGAGCGGTTCAACGAGCAAAAGATCACGAAGCGCGAACACGCTTCGGTTCTGGAATATCAGGGCCAAGGCTATCGCCATCCCTACACCGGCCAGAACATGCACGAGGCTTTGGGATCGCTGATCCAGTCACGCGAATACGCCCTCATGGGCGATCCGCAACGAGCCGCCAGCATCAAGGAAACGGTCTCGCAATATCGCCGCTTGGCCAACGCCTCGATCCGCAATGGCGCCGTCCCCGAACTTCGGGAAATGGTGAACCGCACGGGAGGGGCGAAAGCCAACGAGCGGGCTGCTCAAGAGGGCTGGAATAGCTGGCAGACCCAAGCCAACGCGCGACGCTACGGCGTCAGCCAAGGCGACATGTCCGCCATCATGAACTTCCAACCCGGCCAATAACACCAACCACAATCCACCCGGATCGCCCGGTCGCTCACGCGGCCGGGCCTTTCGTCGTGGGTGAACGAAAGGATCAATGTCTCACCAGACCCGCGCCCAATACATTGTGACGGGAGGCCAGCAAGAGTTCGATCTTGCAGTCCCCTTCCTCGACCGGACCCACATTCGGGTCACGCTCAACGGCTCCATCCCGTTCTTCGAATGGGTCTCCGACAGCCGCATCCGCCTTCGTCAGCCTCCGGCCGAAAACAGCGTCCTGCAAATCCGTCGAGAGACGCCGATCAGCACGGCCATTGTGGACTTCAAAAACGGGGCGAACCTCACAGCGGACGAACTGAACCGCGCCAACCTTCAGAACCTCTACCGCCTTCAGGAACTGGACGACCTCTACACCGGCGCCCTCGACCGGGCGCAGGTTCGCCTTGGCGATCACCTCGGCGTCGTCACCACGCCCGACGCCATCATGGACGAACTGATCCTGACCTCGGAGTTGGGGGACGATGCGCTCAACCGTTTCCGAGACGCGCTGGCCAGCATCGACCTCTCTGCCGAACGCATCCTCGACCAATCGTTCGCCCTCGCCGATCAGGCGTTCCGAACCGACACCCTCGACGGAATCGTGGCCAACACCACAGCCCGGACGACGGGCCTCGAACTCCGCGTCGATACGATCACCGATCTGGTGGACTCCCTCGTCAACTTTGAAGACGGGACGGGCATTGCGACGGTCATCCAGAACGAAGCGCAACAGCGCGTCGAAGGAGATGTCGCGCTGGCTTCAACGCTGGCACTGATCGGAGCCAAGAATGGTTCGAACAACGCCTTCCTGCTGGACCTCAATACCGTCCGTGTCGGCACGAACGAAAGCCTTGGCCAACGCCTCTCGGCGATCACGGCCAAAGCCAACGACAACGCGGCGAAGATCATTTCCGAAGCGACGGCGCGAGCCGATGCCGTGTCGGCGCAAGCTGACCGCATCGACCTTCTGGTAGCTCGGGCAAATGGTTTCGACTCCAGCATCACCGCCGAGCAGACCGCCCGATCAAACGCGGATGGTGCGCTCGCTCAAACCCTTTCGCTGCTGGGCGCAAAGAACGCCAGCAACACGGCTTTCCTGCTGGACCTCAACAAGGTTCTCGTCGGCCCTACGGAGTCCTTCACCCAACGCCTGAACCAGATGGTGGCGACGGCCGGGACAAATGCACAAGCCCTTGTCACGAGCGAGGCGACCACGCGGGCCAGCCAAGATCAATCTTTGTCCCAGCGCATTGATAGCGTCGGAGCGAAGACTGACGACAACACCGCTGCCATCGCGACCGAAGTCACGGCTCGGACCAACGCGGTGTCAGCAGAAGCGGCGCAGCGAACGGCATTGGCGACGAAGATCGCCGGTGACATCGCAGCAGCGGTCCTGACCGAAACGAACGCTCGCGTTGCAGCCGATCAGGCGGAAACTCAAGCCCGGCAATCGCTGGCCGTTCAGGTCGGTCAGAACTCGACGGCCATCCAGAACGAGGTCACGGCTCGTGCAAACGCAGACGGCGCCATCGCCCAACAGTTCGCCGTCCTTGGCGCCTTTCGCAATAACCAGTCCGTCTTCACGCTGGACCTAAACCGGGTCGAAGTCGGGCCGGGCTGGACGCTCGGCACTCGCCTGTCTGGCATCGACACATCCATCGGCAATGTCTCGGCCTCCGTGGTCGATGAACGCACCGCGCGGATCAACGCGGACAGCGCGCTCTCACAGACCATCCAGAATGTGCAGAACACGGTAGGCGGCAACACCGCGTCGATCACGACCCTGACGCAGGTGACGAACGGCCTGAATGCCCGGTGGAGCATCGCTCTCAACTCCAACGGCCACATCACCGGGATCACAGCGAACAACAACGGTTCGTTCGGATCACTGGCTTTCGTCGCCGACGAAATGGCGTTTGTAGCCCCCGGCGGCGGATCGCCGGTCAAGATCATGTCGCTGGCCAATGGCCGGGTTCGATTCAACTCGAACGTCGAAATCTACGGCGACCTTCTCGTCACTGGCTCGATCAATCACACGCGGCTGGTCAACAACACCGTCAGCAACACCGAGGCCGCCTACAACGCGGCCACGATCACGCTCAACAACACCACGCCGACCCGCATTCACGGCGTCTGGATCGGGGTCGAAAAGGCAGACAGCCCCATCGACATCGACTTCAACGCCTATGGGACATTCACCCACAATGCGAGTGGGTCATTCGTGGCCGTCGTTCAGCTTGTCCGGTCGCGCGGCACCGATGGTGGAACCGTCATCCAGTCCGTCCAACTGAACGGCTCCGGCATGGCGAACGACACATGGCAGGGCGCGCTTCCCATGAAGTATCTCGACCGCCCCGGCGAGGGTGGAAACTGGCACTACTACGTCCAAGTCTACTTCACCTCGAACATGTCCACCCAGACTGTGACCGCGCGCTACGGCAAGGTCACAGAGATGAAGAACAACACCTCGACCCTCGGCGGCGGCACAGGCTCCGGCGGCGGCGTCGGATCAGGTGGCGGTTCATCCGGCGGCGGCGGTGGCGGCGGCGGCGGCGGGATCGACCCTTACGATCCGGGCGGCGGCGGCGGATACACCGACCAACCCATCATGACCTGACCAAGAGACCGGCCTTAACGGGCCGGTCTCACGGCTAAATATCACTACCCCTTCAACTTATTCAGGAGACGCATGTCCCAGACCCCTACCGCTGCGGAGCAGTATCAGAACCTCGTCACTCAAGAAGCCGGTCTGCTGACCTCGAAGGCTCGCCTTCTCGAACAACTTGAGGCGACCAACGCCCAACTGACCGCCGTTCGCGCCGCGCTTCAAGGCGCCCAACTCGGCTTCACCGTCGCACAGGAAGCCGTCGATAAACCGGCTCCGACCGACACCGAAGCGGCTCCTGAAAAGGAGTAAGGTCGAATGAGCGGGCTGACGATCACCACTCTCGCCCAGCAGATTGAAGACCTCATCGGAAAATCAGAGCAGCAGACCAAAGCCGTCACTGCTTGGCTGGGTGGGTCCGCCGATGGTGGACCCAACAATGATGGCCGCTACCCCTTCGTGGATTTGGGCGGCCGTGAAATCCTCGTTCCTTCGCCCGCATCGTTCAGCGACATGACTTCCGGCCCGGCGGCGCAAGCCTCCGTGGCCAAGGTCGCGGCCGAACTGGCGCGCGATCTGGCGAAGGGTCACGCGGACCGCTCCGACGCCCAGCGCATCCTTTCGGAAGCGGCTCGCGGCGCGGCGGTCGATGCGAGAAACCTCGCGCAGGAACATCGCAATCACGCTGGCAACCATGAGGCCAACGCGCGCTATTGGGCCGAACTCGCTCAAAGCTCCGGGCAGTCCACATCGGAAGATCGGGAGATCGTGGAGCAGCTTGCCGGTGAGGTCGCAGACAACGCCGCCCTCGTCGCTCAAGACGCTCTGGATGCAGCAGCGTCAGCAGCCTTGGCCGCGACGTTTGATCCGAACTTGTTCGACAAGAAATCGGACACGCTCGCCTCGTCCCGGCTCGAAGGCATGATCGACCCGGCGCGCATCCCGGTTCTCGTCGGCCAGACGCCAGTCGTTTCGACCGGCGGCATCGCCAACCTGACCACAACCCAACAGAACGGTATCCGCCCCGGAACGCTGGTCGCGACCATGGACGGTCGCCGCTGGGTCTACAGCGGATCGGGCGACAAGAACGTCGAAGCCAATTACATCGAGCAAGGCGACGTGACGCCGGTGTGGTCTGTCATCGCGGACAAGCCGTCGTTCTTCCCCTCGAACATCGTCAACGTCGCGGGGCTACAATCAGCCTTGGACGGCAAGTCGAACGTCGGTCATGGCCATGTCATCGCCGATGTCGCGAACCTGCAAGCGGCCCTCGACGCTCGGTCTCTGACTGGCCACGTCCATGCTTGGACCACCATCACGGATCGTCCGACGATCTTCCCTTCCGACATCGCCAATGTCAGCGGCCTACAGGCTGCGCTCGATGGCCGAGCGGCGGCAGGTCACGTCCATGCTTGGGACACGATCACCGGCAAGCCTTCGACCTATCCGGCAACGGCTCACCTTCACAGCATCACCGATGTCAACGGTCTGCTGGACGCCCTCAACGGGAAAATCGCCAGTGGTTCAGCGGCGACGGTGACAAACCTGAAGTTCAATACCGGCCTTCTCTACCCTGACGGCAACCACTCCGTTCTCAAGACGGGCGCGGCTGGCTCGGAACGCTACTGGCGGTTCGATCAGAACGGTTGGTTCTATGGTTTGAGCGGCGGTCTCTACATCGCGACGAACGCGCATATCGCGGGCGATCAATTGCGCGTAGGCTCGGCCGACAGCGGATCACGAACCGATGTGAACCGAGGCTGGGTCGAATTGCGAAACGACAGCAACGGCTACGGCCCATATATTGACCTGTCTACCGATAGCACGACTGACTATCACGCCCGTCTGGCATGGGCTGGCGGTCGCTTCGATCTCCAATCCACGACTTCTCTGCACCTCACCGCAAGAGGAACGAACAACCACGTTCGCGCCTACAGCGAGACTGGCAAACAGAGCGGCGATGTTCTGACAGAGGGCGGCGCCGAGCAGACCCTTGCAAAGCAACTGACGTTCACATCAAGCCAGAATCCTACAGATGGCGGGGCGTTCGCCACGCTGGAAGTTCGGGGTCAAGGTGCGGGTTATGGCGCGTGGATGAAGTTCCACCGGCCGGGCCAATACGGCACCTATTTCGGGATGCTCGATAGTGGTCGTTGGCTCTTCGGCGGATGGTCCACTGGCAACCAGTATTACGAGTTTTGGACGAGCAAGAACTTCGATCCGCTGTCGCGTATGGAAAGGTTCAACGACGGTTGGATTCCCACCCGCGATGGGAACGAACGGTTCTACTTCGCCAGTAATGGACGATCGTATTATCGCTCACGCGGCGGCCACGAGTTCCGTAATAGCGACGACCAAAAGGTCGTCTCCATCGACAACGGCGGCTTCCTTGAAGCGACCAGCGGGCTTTCGACGCTGGGAAACTACTTCAAGATCAGAGGCGGTTCGCCGACCATCTACTTCAAGGATACCGACAACCGTTCGGCGATGATCCACGTCAACTCCAACGTCCTGCATTTCCTGCGTGGCGCAGGAAACGACTCGGAGGCGTGGGAGACCGTCAATGGCCGCTGGCCTATGACGATCAATCTGGAAAATAACGAAGCCACGATGGGCGGCAGCATCAATGCCGAGAATGGCAGCGTCTATACCCAAAGCGTCTACGCCACCTCACAGGTCTACTCGGGGTTCGGCCACTGGTTCAGGGTCAGAGGCACCGGCTCGGGCATCTATTGGGAACAGCACGGCGGCGGTTTCCACATGTCCGACAACGATTGGGTTCGCGTCTACAACGGCAAGAACTTCTATTGCTCGGCACAAGTCCGCGCCAACACCGTCGTCGGCGAATCCGATAGGCGCCTTAAGACGAACATCGCTCCGATCACCGATGCCATGTCCAAGGTCCGCGCCCTTAAAGGCGTGACGTTTGATTGGATCGCATCGGGCATGGCCTCGCTGGGCTTCATCGCTCAAGACCTTGAGACCGTTTTACCGACCCTCGTCACCGAGGACGAGGACGGCATCAAGGGTGTCCAATACGGCCCCGTCGTGGCTTTGCTCGTCGAGGCTTTGAAAGACGCCGACGCTCGGCTCGCTGTCTTGGAAGGGAGGGTCTAATGGCTCTCCCAACTTCCGGGTCAATCAGCATCGACCAGATCAAAGCCGAACTCGGGATAACGGGCGAACTCTCATTGCTCGATCAGCGGGTCCGCAATCTCGCGGGCATCCAGTCCGGGTCGCTGACGCTCCCGAATGACTTTTGGGGCAAGTCGGCCCGGAACGTCAGCATCGCCTACACCTACCGTTTCATGACGGTCGGAGGTCGGTTCGGCCAAGGATACGATCAACTGACCTTCCGCATCGTCACGAACGATGGGTCAGTTCCGACGTCGTATTCATGGAGCGGCGCAGTCGGAGGCACCGCTTCGACAGCCGTCTTCCGGGGGCCTACCTACCAACAGGACGGCTACACCTCGAACGTCCAAGATACGGCCTACTGCACAGTCGTCATCGCCGGCCAAAGCTACGTTCGCGAACTCTCGTTCACCTACACCATGGGCGACGCGATCTAACCCTCATACCCACAATCGAAAGGTCTAATGGACCCCAATCAAAATACATCGAACTCCGACCCAGCCTTGGTGCTGATCCTCGGGGAAATCAAAGGGCAGCTTGCCACCTACATCAGGTTCATGGAGACCTTGCAGGGGCGGCACGATACGCTGGAAACCCGAACGCGCTCTCTTGAGAACGCCAAGTTCTGGGTCATGGGCGCCGCAGCAGCAATCGGCGGTCTGGCCGGTTTCCTCGTCGATCTGGTGAAGCCATGATCGACCAAATCAACACTCACGTCCGCGCGTCGGAAGGCGAACTCGACACGATGCACCGCCTCGTTGCGTTGCTGATTTCGAACGAACTGGACCGTGCTTGCCGACGCGCCGAGCGAAGCCCGGACGATCCGACGAAAGCCGTATCTCCCCAACTCATCAGTCAGGCACTCAAGTTCCTCAAAGACAACGGCGTCAGCGCACCGGCTGGCTCCAAGGTCGTCGAGAATCTTGCGGATCAACTGGCTGACATCGACCTCGACGCCGAGATTCTTTCGGGCATGACCCCGAACTAAAACCCAAGACCCCTCGCTTGCCGCCGCTCGCCTTCACCGGCGGGCGGCTGGACGGCGCACCTCCTGTTTGATCCCAACCAACCTGACGCTCGCCGACGTTCTTCGGCAGTCCTTCATCGCGTTCGTCCGCTACGTCTGGAAACACGTTCTCGGCCTCCCCAAGCCGACCCGCATCCAAGAGGACATCGCCCGCTTCCTCGAAAGCGGCTCGACCCGCCGGGCCATCCAAGCCCTTCGCGGCATCGGCAAATCCTTCCTGACATGCGCCTACGTCGTCTGGCGCCTCTGGAAGAACCCGACGATCAAAGTCCTGATCGTCTCGGCTGGCGAGAGCGGCGCCGTCGATAACGCCTCGCTCATCAAGGGCATCATCTTCCACGAGGCGGGCGACAAGCTCTGGGCCTCGCTTCGCCCGACCGGCAAAGACCAGAAGACCTCGACGCTCGCTTTCGATGTAGGCGGCAAGGGCGTCGATAAGGGTTCGTCGGTTCAGTGCCTCGGCATCACCGGCCAGCTTCCGGGTAAGCGCGCCGACCTCATCATCGGCGATGACATCGAGAACCCGCGCAACTCTTGGACAGAGGATCAGCGCGACAAGCTGCGCCACCTGTTCGGCGAATTCTCGAACATCCTGAAGCCGCTCCCGACCTCCGAAATCGTGGTGCTTGGAACACCGCAGACGGCCGAGTCGATCTACAACGGTCTGCCCGGTCGCGGCTACGATGTCCGCATCTGGACTGCCCGCTACCCTCTCGCCGACAAGCTGGCGAACTATGGGTCTGCGCTGGCTCCTATGCTGCTCGCTGACATCGAGCGTGACCCCAAGCTTTGTGAGCCTATGGGCCTGTCGAAGCTGGGAGGGGCGCCTACCGATCCCAACCGCTTCACCGACGCCAAGCTGATCGAAAACGAACTGGACGGCACCGCCGCCGAGTTCATGCTTCAGATGATGCTCGACGTGACGTTGAGCGACGCGGAACGCTACCCCCTAAAAACGTCCGACCTCATCGTCATGGACGTAGACCCGCGACGCGGGCCGGTCTCCATGGCGTGGACCTCCGCGCCCGAATATCAAATCAAGGATGTCGAGAACGTCGGATGGTCGGGCGACCGTCTCTATCGTCCGTTCAACGTCAGTGAGCATTGGTCGGACTTCACCGGATCGGTGATGCACATCGACCCCTCCGGCTCCGGCAAGGACGAGACGGCCTACGTCGTCACCAAGTTCCTTGGGACTCGCATCTACATTCGGAAGTGGGGCGGGTTCGTGGACGGCACATCCACCGAGACACTGACCAAGCTGGCCGAGATCGCGCGAGACGAGAAGGTTAATCTGGTGATGGTCGAAGACAACTTCGGCGACGGCATGTTCCGCCAACTGCTGTCCCCGATCCTCGCCCGCAAGCACCCTTGCAAGCTGGAAGGCCACAAGGTTTCCAGCATGAAGGAGAAGCGGATCGTCGGCGCCCTTGAGCCGGTCATGAAGCAACATCGTCTGGTCATCGACCTCGCTGTGGTGCGCGAAGACCTCAAGGCAGACAGCCTACGCCGTGGCCTGTTCCAGATGACCAACATGACCGTCGTTCGCGGCGCCCTTCGCCATGACGACCGCATCGACGTGCTGGCCCAAGCCGCTGAATACTGGCGTCCATACCTCAACGCGGACGAGGAAAAGCACGAGCGTCAGCACCTCGGCCGACTGGACCGGGAGTTCGAAAAGAAGTTCTTCGCCGGGACGAATGTCGGCTCTCTATTGAACAAGGGCAGGGTCCGCGCCCGTGGAAGACGGATGCGTTAGGCGGCGATCTTCGCCGCCTTCTCGCGCTCCTTGAATGCGCGATATTCGGCGCGCTTCCGTTCCAGCAAATCCGACAACATCGACGCCGACGACACCTCAATCGGTGCAGCCTCAACGCGGATTTCGAAGTCCGCGTCAGGTGCGGCGGCGCGGAGACGGCTCTCCGTGTTTTCAAAAAAGCGCGGGTTGATTTCCATGCCGATGAAGTGACGGCCAGCTTGCAGGGCGGCGACGCCCGTCGTGCCGCTCCCCATGGTGCAATCCAGCACCGTGTCGGCTTCGTTCGAAAAGGTGCGGATCAAGTAGTCCATCAGCGCGACCGGCTTTTGGGTCTGGGGCGCATTGCCCTTGCCCTTCACCTTTTCCCGCTGGCCGACGCTCGGGAAGAACAAGATCGAGGTCGGCCAGTTCGTGTGGGTCTGGTGGCGGCCACGGTCAGCATTCAGACCCGACACCTTGTAGAAGCTGTCAGCCTGATTGCCGTTGCGGCTTTTGACCGGCTTGTCCAGTTGGACCAAACCTTGCGGGTTGTAGGTCGGGTGGACCTTGGCGTTATTCCCCATGCCGCCCTTCGCGAACACCAGAACATCCTCATGCTCCGCGAGGACGCGATAGTCCTTGTGCAGATGCTGGGTCTTGCGCGTCTTCGCCCAGACCATCGAATAGCAATAGAGGTCGGGAGCCGCCGCGATCAGCGCGGTCGAGAAACGACCCTGCGCGGTCATTACGATATTCCCGGTAGGCGAGAGGATGCGCCGAAACTCCGCGAACATCTTGTCCATCGGGACAATCTTGTCCCAAGCCTCGACCGACACCCCATAGGGCAGGTCCACAGCAATCAGGTCCACGGACTCGTCCGCCAGCTTCGTCATGGCGATCAGGCAGTCCGCGTTGAACAGCGTCGCCTTGACCGGCTGACGCTTCACCGGCGCAGGAGGCGCAAGCGTCTCGACGGTGCAGTTCAGACGCTCCGCAGCCTTGGCGTTATAGCCCGCGTCCAGTTCGATCCCGATGTAGTGGCGACCCGTAGCGCGCGCCGCGACACCAGTCGTTCCCGATCCGCTGAACACGTCACAGATGATGTCGTGTTCCGGCTTGAGGTGTTCGAAGATTTTCTGGGGAAGCTCAACCGGCATGGGCGCCGGGTGGTTCCGGTCGATCTTCGCAGTCGGCCGGATCGACAGCACATCGAACAGCTTGCCCGACGTGGCGAACTTGAAGCTCGGCTTGGCCAGCAGATGGATGAACTCGAAGCTCGGGTTCAGGAAGTTCTTGTTCGGCGTATATGCCGCCTGACGATGCCAGATGATCCGCTGGCGCAGGTGCGCCAGAACGTCAGCAGGGATCAGTTCTTCGGGCGTCAGGAGACGGCCCTTGAACGGTTGGTCCTTGTGCTGAAAGAAAATCGCGCCATCGTCCTTGAGGACGCGCCAGCACTCCGTCAGCAGGTCGTGCATCCATTCGACGTAATCGGCGTGGGTCAGGTTGTCGCCGAACGAAGCGTAGCCCTCGGCGAGTTGGGCGTTCCACACCGCACCGCTGATAGACTTGGCACCGGGGCGACGCTTGTTGTAGGGCGGCGAGAAGAAGAAAATCGAGACCGACTTCGACGGCTGGGCCTTGAGCCATTGCAGCGAATGGCCCGTCACCAGACGCGCCGTGCTTCCCTCCGCGAATGCCGGATCGGGAACAGCGGCAAAACCTCCGCGAGCAATCTTCTTGGTCGTCAAATGCGGGTCTCCGTAGCAGCGATAGATGTCTATCAAGATGCTACAGGTCGCCGACTTGTCGAGCATATTTGCCCAATATTTTCAGTATCTTACGATACTCACATCAGGCCGCGGCGCCACCCTCACTCATGATCGCACGAGATTGGGAGGCGTCAACCAAATCGGTCCAATTTAGTCAGCGACGGCAAGGCGAAATCACGCATATATTCCTACCTATGGCGCACGGCACTGCTACAGAAATCGATGTTCAAATTGGTGGTCTGATACGAGATCGTCGCGTTGCTGTTGGTCTGACACAGGCCGAACTTGGCAAGGCCATCGGCGTCACATTCCAACAAGTTCAGAAATATGAGCGCGGCTTTAATCGCGTCTCTGCCGCTGCCCTCTTGAAGGCCGCCGACGCTCTCCAATGTAGCGTCGCGGACCTTTACGACGACCCTGATCCAAATGGCCGATCACCCTCCGAACGCGCCATCCTTAAGCTATGGGCGCAACTCCGTCAGCCCGAGCGGGATGCCGTTGTGGCCATGATCCGTGAGTTCACACGCAAGGAGTAGGAGCAACTACCGTGACTTATGTGGCGTCCGCAGCTTCGACATATTGCGAAGCTATGGTTTCATATGATGATCTTGCCGCCGGTAGCGACATTCACATCGTTGTGCATGTGTCAGGCGCGATCCTGATCCAGCCCCGCCCGGAATGTGAAGAAGAGTTCGATACGCTGGTAGCGCACCTCTACGAGGTTGAGGACAGAGGCTTCGCCATTTTCCCAAAGGTCGGAGCCGAGAGGCTATATGTGTCAGCCGAGATCATGCGGCTGAACTGAAACCATCGGCTCCACTCGGCCAACGACGAACCCCGACTCGAAAGGCAATCAGAGAGGCAGGATCACAGCCCGCTCATAACCCATATGGCCGTCGCTCGTCGGCAGGATCACGAACTCGTCCGCAGGCCGGTTGATGAGATCGCGGACAAGCTCCGTGAACTCTTCCGCATGGTCATTGTCGCGAACGAGAATGAAGCCGCCCTCGCCGGTCGGCTCCACGTTGTAGGCGGTCGAACCCGCCTTAAGGCGTTCCAGCAAGCGTCCCATAACGTCGGCTATTATAACTTCAGGTTGGCTCGATTGTCCAGCTTGACCACCAATCCGAACGTCAGGCCCGGACTTCCATAAGATCGCTGAACCGGGTCGTGTATCTGGGCGACCGGTTGTTCGCCCGCGTAGACCATGGCGTCACCTGACGTATCCCGCCCGGCCGCAACGTCCCCCGACCGAAACGAGTGTTCACCGCATCAAGAGCGGTCATCAGCTTTTCGGATCGCACGGGATCGACAGTCGGCAACAGGTCACGCGGTGCATCGGCTTCCGCCTGTAGGTCCAGCAGGACCACACCGGCCTTGGCGAACTTGCGCCCGTCCTGCCACATCGACCGGCCCGCCGCGACGGCCTGTCCAATAATCGCGAAACTGTCCGCAGTCGGCTCGATCTCGAACGACCGCTGGCCGTGATACCACTCGGTCCCATCATGCGGATGCGTATGGATGAAGACCTGCATGGCTTGGGCCACCAGACCGTGCTTGCGACACTTCTCCGCAGCGCGTGAAGCGTGGGCCGCCAGTGCCTCGCGCATGTCCGTCCACGTCTCGACCGGCCGCCCGAACATCCGCGTCACGCTGACCGTTTGCTTCTGATCCGGGGCCAGCGTCAGGGGCATACACGACACCCCGTTCAGTTCGGCATGGGTCCGCTGGCCGGTGACGGTCATAAGTTTCCTGACCGAGGCTGACGGCAGGTTGGCGAACTGCTCGACCGTGAAGATGCCGAGGTTGTTGAGCTTCGTCTGACTGGCGCCGCCGACGCCCCAAATCTCGTCGATAGGCATGGTGGCGAACGCCTCACGCCGGGCGTCGAGGTCGCTGAAATCCGTGACGCCGGTCGCCGTCTTCGCGTGTTTGTTGGCCAGCTTCGCCAGCGTCTTCGTCGGCCCGATCCCGATGCATGTCGGAATCTTGGTGACGCGCCTGACGCGATCCCGAACCCGGCGGCAGTAGTCCACCCTCGCGAACTGCGTCAGGTCCAAGAACATTTCGTCGATGCTGTAGGGTTCGACGCGGGCGAAGCTCTCGGACAGAACCTCGAACACCCGGCGGCTCATGTCGCCGTAGAGCGCATAGTTGCTGCTCTTGGCGATGACGTTCCGATACTCCGGCTTGCGCTTCGACAGGTGCCAGACCTCGCCCATCTTGATCCCGAGAGCCTTGCTCTCCGCAGACCTCGCGATGGCGCAGCCGTCGTTGTTCGACAGCACGATCACCGGCTTGCCGATCAGCGTCGGGTCAAAGGCCCGCTCGCACGAGACATAGAAGTTGTTGCCGTCGATCAATCCGAACATGGGTCACACGTCCGTCCTGACCAGAGCGGCGATCATCGCCCAAACTTCGGTATCGTCGGAGACCGGCTGGGCCGGTTGGCTGGAAGGCTCCAGCCACCATTCCCCGTCCTTCTCGACGAGAACCGCCAGCAGCACGTCGCCATGCACGAAGGCCACGCAGACTTTCCCCGACACCGGCTCCGCGTCGGAGTTGACCACGAGGATGTCGCCGCCGTGGATACCCCGGCCTTTGAGGCCGTCACCCTTGACCCTGACTGCGTATCGCTGGGGCCGCCGTAGCTCTAAGAGTTCGGCGAGATCGGGGACCGCCTCGATGTGATCCTGCGCCGGGCTTTGGAAGCCCGTCGTCTCGTCACCCTTGTAAGCGGCTGCACCCATCCAGCGTCAATGTTCTCTTTCTGTTCTGGTTTCAAGCCGGAGTCTGGGGACATCCCCTTTCGGCTGGGGATTGCAGCTTGGCGCCGAAGCCGGGCAGACCGATCATTGATCCATGAACACGACCGTTCCGACTGAAGATTCCGTCGCCGACGACATGAGCAAAGACGGCTTTCTGTCGCCGCTCCTGCACGACTTCATTCCCAACATCACGGCGGCGCACCCTTGGTGGTTCGACTTCGCCCGGCGCCTGAACCGCCGCATCGTGAACATGTGGTTGCAGCATCCCATCACGACCGAAGGCTTGCTCCCGCTCGATCCCGAACCTTTGGCCGTCCGACTGATGGCCCGAGCCATGGACAGCTTTCAGGGGGCGGTTCTGCTGCTGGAACGCGGCATGACCGTCGAGGCCGGGACGCTGGCGCGGAATGTCTATGAGACCGGCTTCTGGCTGGCCTACATCCGCGAGCATCCGAAGGCGGCGACCAAACAGTTCAAGGCCGAAGAGTTGGCTGCGAAGATCAGCCGCCAGAACGGCTACAAGGAAATGTTCGCCAACAATCCCGAACGGCTTGCGGAGATCGAAGCGACTCTCGTGAAGCTCCGGCGGCAGCGCGGCGACACGGAGATCAAGAAGCTCCAAATCCCCAAGCTCGCCGAACTCGGCAAGTCCAAGGACTTCTACATCTACTACAAGGTTCTGTGCGGAAGCTCGGCCCACGCCTCGGTCCTATCGACGGACCACTATCTGAACTTCTTCGACGACGACACGGCCGGGCATACCATCGGGCCAGACATTGCAGGGATCGACCGCAAGCTCGCCTTCGCCTGTCACGCGGTCCTGCTCTCGGCCTTGGCGTTCGCAGGGTTCACCGAGGCTGACGCCTGTGGAGACCTCCTGACGCTGACGGAAGAGTTCTACGACCGTTCGGGACGGTTCGAGTTCGGGACGCTGGATTAGTTTCTACTCCCGCTCCATGTATCGAGGCGGTGGCGTGTCTGGAAATGCCTTATCCAACTCCGCAGTGACGGCCTTGATGTTCTTGCGTGAAGCCCCGTGGAATTTGCCGAACACATCGCTCACCCCCAAGCGGATGATTGGGTCGCGCGCGAAGCTGTCGGCAGAGAACGGGAAGTAGAGCGAGAAGGTCTCGCCAACGGCCAGCTTCTTTGGGAGACCGCCAGCAAACGGTCCCATCGCAAGTTCCGGCATCCGAAGATCGTGGATTGGATTGATTAGTGCAAACTGCCCGCGCTTTGGCCACGGGCGAGCAAACTTGCCGTTTGCACTGTTCACCGTCGTTTCAGAGGGGCCGTGATTGGTGATGTTCATCGCCAAGTAGCGAGGTCGATCATTCGGGGCAGCTTGGTCTACTATAGTGATGGCTTGCCACGCGACCCGAAGACGCCCGGTGGGATAGATGAACTTCGACCACACGTTCCATCCCAAGCTCACCAGCGCGAGACATGCCGAGAAAATCGAGACAATCAGTGCGTAGTCAGCGGTCTTCATGGTTCCCCCAAACCTGCGGAAGCAGGTCGGATTGATTTTGCCTCAAATCCCCGAACACTGGAATATACGCGCGCCCGCTGGCTCTACCCCCCGTGGGGGTCCATCGTCCGGGGAGGGTTGGCCAGACCCCTGCACCCATGAGGGCCTATAGGAGATGCGCCGGGCGGTCGAAAGCGATGTTCGCGCCGATGACGTTCGCTAACGTGTTGTGATCGTTCAGGAACATTCCCACTATAACCGGCAATCGACTGTCTGACGCATCGCGCGCGTGACGTTCAGATAGGACGTGTGCGGACGATTAGGCGCGCTCGCGTTCGCCGCGACGTTTAGACCCTGCCTTTTTTAGTAATAGATGCTTTGAACGAAAGAATGCGCTTGACACATCAGCGGATAGGGATTCTAAGCCGGTTTATTAGATGCTTTGACGCAAAGGATTTGACCAAATGTTCGCCGCCCTGACTGTGACCGTGATCCTTCCGGCCTTCGCCGTCGTCATCCTGACCCTGACCAAACCTCGCGCCTAACCCTTTCCTCAATAGATGCTTTGAACGGATAATCGACATGAAAGCTGACATCTACCAAGCCGTCACGGATTCCATCATCGCCATGCTTGAGGCTGGCGTCCGCCCTTGGGCGCCCGGTCACAACGCCAAGGCTTGCGGTCTGCCTGTCATCCCGACGCGGGCGAACGGCGAGGCGTATCGCGGCCTGAACGTCGCCTTGCTTTGGGGCGCGGCCGAAATGAAAGGCTATCGCAATCACACTTGGATGACCTTCAATCAGGCCAAGGCGTTAGGCGGATGCGTCCGCAAAGGCGAGAAGTCATCGCCCGTCGTCTATTGGGGAACCTTCAAGGCTCAAGCCGATGACGCCGACGAAGGCGACGACGGCAAAGCCCGTCTGTTCGCGAAGGGCTATGCGGTTTTCAACGTCGAACAAATCGACGGCTTGCCTGCCTCGTTTTATGAACCGGCGACGGTCGAACCTTCCGAGACCCGGATCGCGAAGGCCGATGCATGGGCGGTCGCGACGGGCGCCGACATCAGGCACGGCGGCTCGCAAGCCTTCTATTCGCCCAAGGGTGACTTTGTGCAGGTTCCGCCCTTCGCGGCCTATGCCGAACCCGAACGCTACTATTCGACCTTGTGCCATGAACTGACGCATTGGAGCGGCGCGAAGGCCCGGCTTGATCGCCAGTTCGGAAAGCGGTTCGGCGATAAGGCTTATGCGTTCGAAGAATTGGTCGCCGAAATGGGCGCGGCCTTCTCTTGCGCCCGCCTTGGGATCGAGAGCGAGACTCGCGAGGATCACGCCTCTTATCTGGCGTCATGGCTGAACGTCCTGAAAGCCGACAAGCGCGCGATTTTCACGGCCGCGAGCAAGGCTCAAGCCGCTTGCGACTACCTTTTCGAACTGGCCAGCAAGGCCGAAATTAAGCCCGTGGAGCGGCCTTCCGTCCCGACTGGCGTCATCTGCCTTCCTGACCTGTCTGGCCTATCCAGCGAGCCGGTTTCGGCCGTCGTGACCGATGACGGCGACGACGATCCGACGCCGCCCGTCGCGCCTTCACCCGCGCCTGTCTCGACTGGCGTCGCGGCCGGTTTCCTGTCGCGTCTGTCAGCGTTCAAGAGAGGGCGTGTCCGCGCGCCGTCCCGTGTCGCGGCTCGCAAGGTCCGCACGGTCGATGACATCGTGCGGAACATCACCACGCCCGCCGAACCTGTCGCCAAGCCCGCCCGCCCGTTCCATCCGCGCCGTGATCCAAGCTTGTGCGAGTTTCTGTCTATCCGGGGCATCTGCGACGATGGCGGCGAACTTCGCGGGCGTGACCTCGACCGCTGGCATCGCGAGGCGCCGTTCCGTCGCCGGTTAGTCCGCGCCGATGGCGTGTCCCTTGAGACGGCTGCACGTCAGGCATGGGAGGCGGGCTATTTCGATGATGTCGCCGTCCCGACGATGGATAGCAGCGACAACATGCACCCGGTCACGCCAGAGATGTTGATCGCGGCGATGGATCGCGAACTGCGCGACGACTACGCGCACGTTTGGGGCGACCATGATGCGGAGTTCTTCGCATGAGGGCGCGGGGCAATCGGGCGGCTGTATGGTCGCCCCTCTCGCCAGAGGTGCGAGCCTTGATCGAGAGCGAGCCGGATCGCTGGGATTACGTCGAACTATGGGACGGCGCGGCGGCTCAATCCTGCGCCTTTGGCGCGACCCGCCGGGCGCCCGATCTCTTCACGGTCCCTCAAGGCGTTGAGCCTTCCTAACCGTCGCGGGATCGTATGCAGGGAGACCTGTTCCCGTCGTAAGCCGAAAGATATGGCAGCAAACGGCCCCATCCGACTAAATAGGTCCATAACCTGTTTCGCGTGAGGAAGACGAGGAACAGGGCCATTTAGATATTGGATAAATAATGGCTGAACCGTATATTGGGTTCTGTCATCATATCCGAAAACTTAAGGCCCTGCGATCTTCCTCGTCGCGGGGCCTTTTGTTTTTCGGATACCATGCTTCCCTTCAACCCCATTCAGGATGTCGTCGAACACCTCGACATGATCGGAAACGATCAAGCCCTCCTCTTCGCTTTCATGCACAGAAACCCCGACTTCGTGCGGTGGTGCGAGCGTATTTCTGACGCACAGTATCGCAACGTCGCGACGGTCCTGACGCCCATGCCAGCGTTCGACGCCGTGACCGCGCTCCAGACGACTGTCTTCGATAACTGGACCGGGCATGAGAAGCGCGGCCCCTATCAGTATGGCGTCGAGGTCAAAGCCTACACCGCCGAGGTCGTGACGAACTGGAAGCGTCCGAACTGGAAGGCCAGTGCGAAGATGTGGCCCGCCGCCGACGCCATGAAGATCGCCAAGAAATCCAAGGTGCAATTCAGCGATATGACCATGCAGAAGATCGAGGGACTGTCTGCCGAAGGTCGCGGCTTCGTCGGCGTCATGAAGCACGTCAAACCCGGCGAGGGTTCGCCCTACAACGATGAACACGTCGTCTGGCTGGACCTTGAAGGCGATCCTGCCTGTCTGATCCACACACCCTCGTTCCAAGCGTTCACGGCGCCGTTTGACGCTCGCGACGCCAAGGGGAAGGGTCTCGTCTGCAATGCGGTGCAGCAGTCCCGATCCGCGTCCGCACCGGCTCTTGCAGGTTGGTCCACCGGCTCCGCTTCGCCCTTGTAGTCGCCGGGAGCGGATCGCTCCCTCTATTATACTCTTCAATACCTACTATATTAATAGAGGGCGATCCCCTCCTGAAATACGGGCCTTTGGCCGTTCTCTCTATAATAGAGGGAGACCCCCTCAAATACGGTTTTCCGACTGCTTTTTGCTTCCCTCTATAATACAGGGCGTCATGCGCTCGCATCCTGCTCGGCGCCTGACCTTCCTGAACTACGGGGAGCGGGGTTGCGGCGGCGCAGCACAAGCAGCGGGCAAACCTGCCGACATCTTACACCGATGAAACCAGTGGAACCCCTGCGGAAAATGCCGCAAAAAAAAGAGCGGTGACTCGATCACCGCCCCACAGAGTTGCTTCGCGCTCTCTCAACACTGCGTGAAAGAGCGGGTTCCTAAAACTTATGCAGATTTCTTCATAGCGTCAGCGTTCACAGCGGCGTCGGCAATGCTCGTGAGGTCTTCGTCGGTTTGCGACTCTTCGTTCAAAGTCTCTTCGAGCAGCGCGGCAGCATCTTTTAGGCCCAGCACGTTCGCCCAACGTCGCAGAGTGCCGTAGCGTGTAATCTCGTAATGTTCGACGGCTTGGGCAGCGGCCAGCAGACCGGCATCCAGAGCGGGATTATCCTTATATTCCTCCATGATCTCATCACCCTCGGCAAGAATGCCCTCGATGGCGTCGCACGTCTTGCCTCGGGGGGCCTTCCCGATGATCTCGAAGACTTGTTGCAGCCGTTCAATTTGCCCTTCGGTTTGGTCTTTGTGCTTTTCAAACGCAGCCTTCAGTTCGGGTGACTGTGCGGCGCGCGCCATCTTTGGCAGCGACTTCAGGATTTTCCGTTCTGCATAATAGATATCCTTAAGGGTGTCGTGGAACAGGGTTTCGAGTGTTTTCTCGGCCATAACGATATCTCCGTTGGGTGATATACATCAAAGCACAGCTACGCAGGTCGGTTCCTTCCGCGAAAGGTCTGAACCGGCGACAGGACGCGACTGATTTTCCACCGCGTTTTGAGGGTCGCTGACTAAATACAAACATAGCCGCACCGACGAAGGTCAAGTCGTGGGTCGGGCCAATGTTTGAGACGCACTTCCAGCCTGAACAGCTTGTTCGTCATCACTGAAGAGGCCCTGCCGATCTTGACCATCGGCGGGGCCTTTTTTGGTGACAACAATGGAGATTTGGAAGCCGATCCCCGGCTCAAAATATGAGGCTTCAAGCCTCGGGCGCATCCGCAGCCCGCGAGGAAACATCCTCAAACCCTACAACCACGGCCTCGGCTACCATCTGGTCGGGATGAAGTTCGACCACGAACCGAAGGTCGTCACCCGCACCGTGCACCGCCTTGTCGCGTTGGCCTTCCACGGACCTCGCCCGGAGGGTTTGGACATCGCCCACGGCAACTGCATCAAGACCGACAATCGACCGTCGAACCTGCGATACGCCACGCGATCAGAGAACCTTCAGGACAGCTTCGCCATGGGCGAGTTCCGAACGGGTCGCCCGTTCGTCTATCCGTGGGAGCTTCTGACTGTAGGCCAAAGCTTCACCTCGAACCCGATCAAGCGACTGTCGATCAAGCGCATGATCTTAGAGGCCAATAAGCAGTTCGGCCGCACCTTTGATGTCGGCAAGGCCGCGAACGACGACGGCTCATGGACCGTCACGAGGGTCGCATAATGTCGGGCTTCCACTACCACGGCCAGCCGGTGTCTCCGCAGGATGCCATCGACATGCTCAAGAACCGCAAGGCGCACCGCAGCTATCGGCTCAACGCCAAGCGGGGACGTGACGAACGTGACGGCACGCTCCTTCGCCAACTCTGGGCGATGATCCGGGGCGAGCTATGATCTACTCCCCCGAGGAACTAACACCACAGCGTCTCGCGATAATGTGGGACATGTGGAGACGCGCCGATGCCGCAGCCTTGAAGGCGCGAGGTGACATTAGCCAAGCGCGGACCCGGCTGCACGAACTCGAAAACCATCTGGTGAAAATGGAGGCTGATCGTGAGGACGCGGCGGCCTACCTTGAAGCCTATTTCATCGCGCGCGGACCAGTCTAACTGGCGAGCGACATGCTGCACGGTTAGGATGCAGCATGTCCAAACTGACCGACCAAGCATCCGAGCAACCCGCGCCGATACCTACGGCGGCTCACCTGCTGCTGGAAGCTCCGCTCTACCGCGAATTCCGTTTCACCGACACTGAGGAAACGCGGAAGCGACTGACCGCACTGCGACGCAACACCACCCAACTCGACGCTCACTGCATCCACTGCGGTCGGGAGAGCGTGTTTAAGGCGCCTCCGATGTCCAGCGGCGGCGGGGCGGGGTCGTCCGCAAGACCCGTAGATGAGGCGTGGATGCTCAAGAACGGGGAGTTCTCGATCACGCTTCACTGCGTTCGCAATCCACTCCACATGTATCGCTACTATTTCTCTGTTCAGTCAGGGACATTGCGGAAGATCGGCCAATGGCCTTCGCTTGAAGACATTGCGGGAGCGGACATCGCGAAATATCGGCCCCTGCTCAAGGGCGGGTATTTCAGGGAGCTTAAGATGGCGACTGGCCTCGCCAGTCACGGTATTGGTATCGGGGCTTTCGTCTACCTCCGGCGCATTTTTGAGCGTCTGATCTATCAGCATCACGATGAGCTACCTGCACCAGTGGAAGGCTTCGCCACCCTTCGAATGGACGAGAAAATAGACGCCCTTAAAACGGTTCTGCCCGCCGCGTTGGTGGCCAACAAAGGAACCTACGCCATTTTGAGCAAAGGGCTTCATGAGTTGGATGAAGAAACCTGCAAGAGCTACTTCCCGGTTGTTCGTTCTGCGATCATCCGCATCCTCGAACAGGATTATCAAAAGCGAGAAGCGGACAAGGCCGACCAAGAGCTTTCGAAAAGCATCGGCCAGATAGTTCAGCAGTTGAAAACCTGACAGCACCATCCGGCAGAGACCGAACGAGCCATTGACTGAAAGAGTCATCGGCGCCATCATGACTCCAAAGCATCTAATAGGAGGTCATGATGGAGGTGGTGGCTGGCGTAGCGTCTCTCTGGCTTGTGGTAGCCGGTGCAGAGGCGGTCGTCGCGATGATCCGGGGTCTCAAGCCGGTCGAGACACGGGCGCAGTTCGAGGCACGGTGGAAGCGGGAGAGCGAAGCCCGCCACCGCGCCGCCGTTGCGACCCACATAGCGAAAGACCGGGCCGAAGCCCGACGCCAAGCCTTCAAGCAGGTCATTGGGCGCGTCTTCAAATGAGGTCCGCCGCCCTGTCGTGCGACGACACGCTCGATATGTTCATTGAGCATAAGGCCAAGCCGACGCATCCTTTGCGCCTCGTGCAAAAGGATTCGCCCATGGCCTCGATCAAACCCCACGTCTGGACGCTCACCCTTTTCGCGGCGGCTCTCCAAGAACTGGCCAGCGAACTTCCTCCACGAGTGACGGTGCGCCAACTTCTGACGTTCGCCATGATCGTCGAAGAAGTCGGCATGGGTCGGAACTCGACCATCGCCCACATCCGAGAGAAGGCCGGGACCGACAAACACGGTGACGAATTGCTCGGCCAGTCCATCGGTCGCAGCTACCAACTGTTTCTCAAGCCGACAAAGAAAGAGCCTGACGCGCTGGGCTGGGCCTATGTCGAAGAGAACGAAGACGACCGCCGCGAGAAGTTCCTTCGTCTGACGCCCGAGGGCGAAGCTATCGCCTTGAAGCTCGCGCGTATCTTCAAGGAGAAGCCGTGA